GGGGTGGAGAGGGGAAACGGGTGTGGGGTGGGGCGTGGGGAGAAGCGCGGCATCAAAAGGGAGGGGTTCATCTTAGTTAGTTATTTATTCCCCGTGCTGCTCTCTGAAACGTTTAGGTGCTCGGCTTTTGAACTTCCGCGATGGGGTAAAAGTCCCGGCTGGTTTCTCGGTTTCGGTGTCTTCGGGGTCGGGCGGGAGTGGGGTTGCGTATCGCCAAAAAATCCCGGTGTCGGCGTGGTCGACGCGGAGTTGGGTGACGGGGTTTCCGTTGTCGTCTAGCAGTCCTGCACGGCGCCCCCGCTTACATAAGCTGAGTAAAAAAGCGCCCTGCTTTTCCTTGCGGTTTGGTTCCCTTTGCAGGACGGCGATTTCGCGCGCCCAGTTGGTTAGCTCGCTTGAACCCGCCCCCAGGTACGCGATTTCGGAGTGGTTGCGCGAGGCTTCTTGTTTTGGCTTGGCGGTGTGGTGAACGATGATCACTACCGCCCCCGTCTCTTCAAGGATCGGCTGAAGTGTGTTGCGGAGGAATAGCGACATCGCTTTTTGGTCTGCGACGTCGTCCCCGAAAAAAGCCATCAGGGGGTCGAGGATGACAACTTCGAGGCGGTGTTCTTTGATGAGCTGGCGGAGGATTGCGAGGAAGGGCGCCCCCGTTTTTGTGTTTTCGCGGAAAAAGCGGAGGTTGGCGGCCATTCGCTGAACCATGCCGGGCTCATTTCGTCCGGCTGCGGTTAGCCAGAGAAGCGCCCCTTCGAGGGCTTCGCGGACGTCGCCCCAGTCGTTTTCGGCTTGGATGATGCCGACGCGGAGGGGGGTGCGGTTGGGGTGGGCGATGCCGAAAAATGGAATGGCGGTCGAGAGGGCCACCGCGAACTGAAGCACGAAGGAGGATTTTCCGACTCCGGACGAGGAAACTAGGACGAGGCTCCCGCCTTTGCAAAGCCAGCGGTTTCCGAGAATGCAGGTTGGGTCGGGGGCGATTGGGACGTTGCCCACGTCCATGATCGAGAGGCCTTGGGGGAGGTCTCGGCGGCGAAGCCACACCTCGAACTCCTCCCAACTTTCCGGCCCGATCCTGCCGGAGATGAGGCGTTGAACCTGCGCGCCCCTCTCGCACCCTGGCAGTCTTGAAAAGCGGCCGGGGTTTTTGTTGGCGGGACAAGGGTTGGCGTCTTCGAGGTAGGCGTAGATCGCATCTCGGCGGCTCTCCCAAGTGTGCCGGTCGGGTGCGTCGACGCGAACCCAGCCATGGTAGGAGCGCCCCCCGCTTGAGATTATGGCCGTCAGGGGTAGGTTTGAGGCGCGGAGGATGTGGAGCTGGTCGGCTTCGGGGAGGTCGTCGAACTCGATCAGGACGTGGCGGTACGATGCGACGTTTTGGTCGGCGCCGGTGGTGCTTCCGCTTTTGTAGGGGTTGATTCGGATCCAGCGCCCCCCCGCGCTCGGGGCGGTGAAGGGGTTTGTTCCGCTCTCGATTTGTTCGATGAACCACGCTGCGGTTTTGAATGTTCCGTGGGAGCCTGGTCGGTGTTTTCCGTCCTCGGCTTCGGCGGCTTGGGTGCAAATGCAGACGATTTCTTCGGGGTCGAAGGCGGCTTTTAGAAGGGCGATTGCGTCGGCGGGGTTTGCGCCCCCGGAGGCAATGTCGGCCGGTGGCGCGCTGGATCGCGAAACGATGAAGCGGCCGGTCGCGGAAACGGTGGCGCGTTGGATGTCTAGTTTTGCGCCTCGTGGCGTGTTGTGAGGCTTGGTGGCGGCTTGGTTGATCTTGTGCTCCAGTTCGCGAGGCGACCAAGGCGGGGAACAGGTGGCGTTCCATTCGCTGAGGATTTGGAGTGCGTCGTGCTCGGCAAGGGCGAAGTCGTGAACGAGTACGCGGGCGAGGTCGTAGGTTGAGGAGTGTCCGTTTTGTCCGGAGACTGCTCCTGGCACTTTTGCGGCGTAGGCGCGGGCGCGGTCAAGGGGTGTGAGCATCGATGAGTGTCTGGAGTGCTGTTTGGAGTTGGTGGTTTTGCGCCGTGAGGAGCGCGACAAGTTCTTCGGCGGAGGCGTTGCGGCGGAGGTCGTCGGGGATTGCGACGGCTCCCCCGTACACCGGCATCTGCTGCAATCGTCGTGCGGCTTCGATGAGGTAGGGCCGGAAGATTGGCTGCGTATCGATTGCGATCTGGTCGAGCATTCCGGCGAGGATGCTGGGGGCGATGGATTGGAGGTTGCTCATTTGGTCACCTCCCCGACCTTTTTCGTGGTGCCATGCAAATGGTCACCGTTAGTTGGCCACTTGCCCATCACGCGAAGAAACGCTTCTGCCCGTTGGCGAGCGGTGGCGCGTATGCCAAATAAAGACCCCTCTACGGCATCCAGCATCAGAGCGTAAACCATGTATTGGTTTCCACTGAGTTCGTCCTCCGCTTCGTGCATGGCGTTCAGGTCGCCGCAGTAGTCCGCTTGCCATCCGTGCAACTCACCGATGGCGTGGTTGATTTGATCGTTGGTCATGGTTGCACAATGCTAAAAAGCATCAAAATATTTATTTCCATTATTATCCATTATGCCGTCTTTATAGATAGTCTCTTTAATAGGAACATCATCTACGAAAAACTTGGGCCTGAAATCTCCATCACCATCAGAATAAAAAGTAATTTTTCTTGAACCACCTAAGTTTCCTAATTGCTCCATGTAACGAAGCATTCCTAAAAAATGAGGAATCCAACGCTCTCTCATTGTGCAATTTATTGTAAATGTCACATCCTTCGTTTTGATTTGGTTGTTGGTCATTTCGCCACCTCCTCCCATTTGCCCATCACGCGAAGGAAAGCCTCTGCGCGTTCGCGTGCGGTCGCACAGAAGAACACCCTATCGTCGGACTGCTCCGCTTTTGTGATCCGTGCGAGTTGGTTGTAAAAACAAGCCCAAAGCTCATGCGGGATAGACTTCTCCACTTCGTGCATGGCGTTAAGGCATCCGCAGAAGTCCGCGGGCCATCCGTAAAGCTCGGCGATGGCGGCGTTGATTTGGTCGTCGGTCATTTGTCTCTGTTTGTGGCTACGGTGAGTGCGGCGATGAGGGCGAAAAACACGAAGCCGAGAACGCGTGCGATGGTTTTAGGTTTCATTGGGATCGAGGGGCGGGGTTGGAAGGTGCGCCCATTGTGTCACGGATGCGGAGCCGGTGAGTCCACTCCACCCCCTACTCATGCGGTGAGAGACGGCGGTGAACCGTTGTTTGCCGGCGGTGACGGCGACGATGACGGGGACGTCCCTTTTCGGAAGCTCGTCGGCGGCGGGAATCCATTGGAGGAAGCTCTTGAGGTAAATTTTAGGCATCTTTTTCGGCGGTTTGGTTGAGAAGCGCGGCCCCCACTCGGAGAATGAGTGATTGCCAGTTGTCCCCCTCGGCGACAACCAAGGTTTCCCCCTGCTTTCGGGCGAGGATCACCAGGCTCTCGGCGTCGATTTGTTTGGCGGCGAGTTGCGCCAAAGGTTGGAGGATTTCGAGTGGGTCTTTGGTGCTCATTTGTGAGGCAGGATTGCGAGACTGTGTCCGGATGGGAGCCAGCATCCTGGCGTGATCCATTGGCGGCGGTCGGTTTCGTTAGTTTCGAGGATTTCGATTTTGTCGGGGTCGAGTCGAGGCGCGTTGGTGATGGCGTCTTCAAGCTCGGCGACCATCGCGAGAAACTCGGTTGGGTTTTGGTGTCCGTGTTGGATTGCTCGTCCGGTTAACTCAACGGCTCGGCGTGCGAACAGTTGGATGGCCAGTTGGCGCGGGTGTTCGGCGAACGTCCCGATTCGTTGTTCCACCGCGTTGGCGAATGCGGAGAACGACATCTCCTGCAATGCTGCGAAATAGTTCCAGTCGCGGAGTTCGTTGGCGAGGTTCAGTCCTTCGAACATCCGTCGAAGGTAGGCGGGAAGGGTCTCTCTCATTTGGTGTCTTCGGTTTGGATGCTGTGGAGTTGCTTGGTGAGGGCTTCGAGTTCTCTTCTTAGAAAACGGATTTCGAAGGTGAGGGCTGCGGGGCTGCGGTCGTCTAGTGCGCCCCCGCCTTTCGGGGGGGCTGCGTCGACGATTTCGTCGCGGATCATGGCGAGGATTTCGGCCCTGTCTGAATCGGTAAGCATATCAAAAGGGGATTTCGTCGGGTTCTTCTGGGGTTGTGGGAGCGACTGCGTTGACTAGGGAGAGGACGGCCTTCGTGAGTTGTTCGCTCGGCTTTTTCCGTGGGTCGAGCGGGCGAACCCGCCACGAAGTCCCCTGCGTTCCGTCGCGTTTGGTGTACGTTTCTTCGTAGTGCGCGAAACTGAGCGATTTCCCGTCGAAGTGGCGCACAAACGTGATGAAGTTTTGCTCTTTTGAGAAATCAAGGTCGGCTCCGTCGTTGACCGGAATGACGGTTCCGGTTGGGTCGACGCTTGCCAACAAGACATTGAGTTTCCACCACATTTTCTCCGAGTTGATATAGTCGTCGGTGGCGGTTCCGGCGTCGGTCTCGATTCTGAGCCGGATTTTCGTCTCCCCCTTGGGCGTGCATTCGATTTCGTCGGGGAATGAGATGGTTCCGGCGAAGATTCCGGCCTGTTTTAGGTAGCCGCCTGGGGCGGCGGCGTTGCGGTCTGGTTTGAACATGGTGGTTTACTTTGAGATTTTGGCGATGAGGTCGGCGGTGCGGGTGCGTGTTGCGGTCTTGTAAGTGTCGGGGAGGTGTTGGAGTTTCTGCGCGTCCTTTAAGACTCCGGTGGCGTGGAAGAAGTTGAGGGCTTTTGGATAGTGCTCTCCGAGGATGGTCTTCCATTCGTCTTCGGGGTCGACGGCCACCGGCTGCGCTTCTCCGGCGATCACCTCGGCTGCGGCTTCGATGGTCGGCGGTTTAGCTTTGGCTGCGGGCCTTTTGGGCTCCGGCTTTGGCTCCGGCTTTGGCTCCGGCTCCGGTTCTGGTTCTCGGCGTGGGGGCGGAGGCGTTGATTCGTTGGCGAAGTCCCCGATCTCCTCTGGCGTATACACGCCGGAGACGATTTCCGGCGCGAGTAGGCGAACCGCCTCCGAGATGAGTCGCGCAGTCAACATTTGGCGCGGGTATCTCCGGTAGTTGTCTTTGAGTTGGTCACCTTTGGCGAGTGCGACGCCTGAGGCGATTAGTTCCTGCATTGACTGGGACATTTCGAGGTCGTTGTCGCGATAGATGAAGCGGCCTGTCACCTTTTCCGCCGTACGCGTGCCCCAGATCACCTTCCCCCCTGCTGAGAGGAAACGGCCAAGCATGGCGTCGGCTTTCATCGAGAGTTTCCCGTCGATGATGTGATAGGTCTGTGTCAGTTCGAACGGTGACATTCCGGTCGCGAGGCATTGCATTGCGAGGACGGTTCCCTGCTGCGGCTTTGAGCATCCGAAAAGTCCGGATGAGGCGAAGGCTTCTCCGAGTTGCTGGGCGGCTTCGATGGGGTTGGTGATCCCTGCGAACAGGGCGAGTTTTTGGTTTTCCATGTTTGTTGTTTGTCTGGGTTTACTGCTGAGATGATGCGAGAATGAGAAGGGCGTCGGCATTGGCGAGTGTCACTTTGAGCGTAGGAAACCGCCGCTGCGCTTCCTCCTTCAATCGGTTTTTCCAATGGCGTTGCTCTTCGCCTGGTCGTTTTTTGAGGCTTAACTTGGCCATCCACTTCTGCGGCTGGAGAAGGTGGAGTTCGAAACCTTCGGCCATCGCGACGCCTTGAAGGAAACCGACGTTGCGGTGGAGCGTTAGGAGGGCCATCCGTCCTGCGCCCATGATGCATTTAGCCGGAAGCTCCATCGCGATGCGTTGCGCCCCCGCTCGGCGGAGTCCGCGGAAGGTGGCGAGAATGTCCCCGTCGGTTTCCGGCATCCGGATGGCTTGCGCCCCTTGGTCAACGTCCCACCAGGCGATTCCCCCGTTGACTCCGGGGTCAACCGCGACGACGGGAAGCAAATTCCGCTTTTCCGCATCGGAAACAGAGGCGGCGTCCCTGCACGCGGGGGCGGGGGTTTCCGCATCGGCGACAATGCGCGGGAGGGTCGATGGTGACGGCGAGGTAGGCATTGGCAATTGTGAGTTTGTCGCCGGTGCGAAACGCGGCGTCGATTTGGTGTTCGTGTTTACTGAGTAGGTTTGCGAGGTCAGCGTTCATTGGTCGTGAGGTTCGCCGAACGCGGCCAGAAATCCGACCGCATAGGAAACCAAGAGGAGGATTCCCAGCGCGATTTGGAAGGCCACTTCGTTTGTTTGAGAAATCGCCACCGCGTCGAAGGCGGCGAACGTGAAAAGGAGCGGGGCGAGTTGTTTGTCAGTCATGGTGAGAGGGTGCGCCGGAGGTGTTCAATGAAGGAGCCATCGCCCCCGCCGGAGTTCTCCTCCGGTTCTATTCCTCCGTCGCAAAGTAGGTTTTAGATGAGGGCGTCGGCTTGTTCGAGCGTCACGTCGCGGCGTTCGCTCCAGAGGTCTTGCCCGCGGGCGCCGGTGGCGGTGATGAGGACAGAAACGTGGCCGGCGAGGGTGGAAGGCATCGGGGCTTCCATCCAGCCTTTCCCCGTTGGGCCGATCCGGTAAGGAGCGGGGACGCGTTTGTATTCGATGCTGTCACAGTTCGGAGCGCGGCGAACCGTTAATCGCTGATCTTTCGCCCATGAGCGGGCGGCGGCTGCGGTCGGAAACTGGCGGGCCACTCCGATTAAGGAGAGGAGCGGTTCGAGCGTCCAAGTTCCGTCGACGGTGTATAGGAGAGCGGTTGCTTTCATGGTGTGAGGTGTTGGGGGTTTCGATGAGGTTGTCGGCGGCTTAGAACTTTTCGAGGAGCAGTCCGAGAAATCCAATGCGTTCATCGTCTGGTTCGTGGGCGTCCTGCTCGTTGTCGATGGCGTCACAAATCCACTCGCGGATGTTGTCGGTGATGTACTCGGCGAGTCCGTCGATGACAGTGAGCGGGTCGGCGTTCCCCGCCATGTTGTAGAGTCCCTCTTGATTGGCTATGTCTAGGAACGGAGTTTCCCCCGAAAAGTCGGTTGGCATCCAATCGAACCCATCCTCGGTGAGGACGACGTTGAGTTGGGGGTTGGTGAGAACTTTAGTGATGATTTCGGCGAGGGTCATAATGTTGTCTTTGGTTTGGGGTTTCGTCGGAGACTACCGCGCCCCCGACGGTTTTTATTCAACACGATTCCCCTTCAGACTGCAAATCTTTTTTTCTTTTTCTTCACTCTGTAAACCGCACGACAGTAGCTACTTGCGGTGAGGGTTGAAAATAAATCGCGAAATGCGAAGATTTTTTGAGATGCGCTTCGGCGTTGTCTGGGGGCCACCCGTCGAAAGTGAGGTTTCGGCGGGTGGTTAATCTGTAAACGGCTTGAATCTAAGCGTTTGCAAGCGACAAGCGGAAACCGTTAGGAATGCGAGGTTTACGCTGACAACGCAAATGCTACAAGGAGAACGGTTTGTGATGCGCTCTGGAAACCGTTGCGAATGCGGCGTTTATGCAATCGCCTTCTCGAAGAGTGCGGCTTCGGCGTCTCTGCGGCGTTGCAATCCTAAAGTGTTTGGCCACAGGCGTTTCATGGAGCGAAGCAACGCGGGAATGTCGTAAACGCGACCGTCGCGGAGTGCATTTTGAATGCCTACCATCTCGGCGCGTCGGTCTCCGGCGAGTGCTGTTCCTCGGTTAAAAACGAGAGACACCAGGGCATCGCGTGCGGCGTCCGGAAGGTTGAGCAGTTGAGGGTAGATGCGGAGTGCTGCGAGGTAGAATCTTGGGACGGTGATTCGCTCGAAAACGTCGACGGCCTTTTCCCACGGGATTTCAACGTCGCGGAGTTGCTCATCGTTGGCCAGTAGGTGGCGGGCTTTTGCGCCGGTGATTCCGAGACTGCGCGAGAGGGTCGCGAAATTGTCGTCGGCAAGAATCCGTTGCCAAGCTTCCGCGAACTGCGGCGCGGTGTTGAATCCGAGGTCGAAACCGATACCGATCGTGACGCCGGAGGCTTCGCCTGGCCAAGTCGGAAACCGGAGAAATTTGCGGTAGTATGGTTCACCGCCCCCGACTTCGAAATCGAGGAGAAGCTTCCGGCCTTCGGGGGAGAGCGTCATTTCTCGAAAAGCTCGGCGAGTTTGCCCCAAAGGCGTGCGCGGTCTTCCTCACACGCGGCTGCGCGACGTTCAACGGCGTCGATGCGGCGGTCGTGGTTTGATTCCATCGCGTTTAGGCGTTGGTCGGCTTTGGCTTCCGACTCGTTCAACCGTCGCGCCAACCACACAAGGCCGGCGGCGAGTACGGCGGCGACTGGGCCTTGGGCGGCGACAATGTCGAGGATGTCAGCGGCGGCGATGGTCATTTTTCGCGACGGAAAATGTTGATGGCTGAGTAGAGAGAGACTCCGGCGGTTAAAACCGCGTCGGCTTGGTCTGGCGCGATTTTTAGGCCAAAAAGCGTTGCGAGGCTTACGAGTCCTCTCCATGTCGACGGTTCAAAGATTCGGGCGAGTATGTATTTCATGGGTTAAAAATAGGTTGTGACCATTACCATTCCGTCGGCTCCGTTTCCTCCTGCGCCGGATTGCGAACCTGTTTGGGTTGCTCCTCCTCCTCCTCCTCCAGCGGCTGGGAAACCTCCTGCTCCTCCTATTCCTCCGTTCGCGGTTAGTTGCGCTCCGCCTCCTCCTCCTCCCGATCCGGACGCGAGAAAACCGATTTCGGCGTTGGAGTTGGCGTTTCCGTTGCCCCCGTTGATTGCGGTTGTGGTGTTTCCGGCTCCCCCTCCTAGCGCGTTGAGTGCATTCGAGCGACCTCCGTTGCCTCCGAAAAAAGGTGCGTTCGCTGTCGAAATCCCCCCCCCTGCCCCTCCTCCTGCGCCACCATAGCTCCACGCGACATTTTGCGCGTTCGGGTTGCCGATGGCTCCGGCACCACCGTTGACCGCTGCGCTCGCCCCTGCATTTGAGTTAAGTGCGGCGGCTCCTCCGCTTCCGAGCGTGATGGAACCGCCTATTCCTCTTCCTCCTCCTGTGGCGACCAAGGTTCCGAAGGCCGAGTTGAAACCGTTGGTTCCGTCGACTCCATTAGCGGTTGCGGTTTGTCCGTTGCCACCAGGGCCACCGGCTCCGATCGTGATGGCGACTGTTGAGTCTAGAGCGGCAGCGGGTAGCGTTACGTTGAGGTAACTGCCTCCACCTCCTCCGCCTCCTCCACAATGCACGACGTTGGAGGATGCGTCTTTGCGTCCACTCCCTCCTCCTCCCCCTCCTCCGAACATCTGCACGTTTACGGATTTTGCTCCTGTTGGCTTTGTCCAAGTTGCCGTGCCGGACGGGTGAGTTGTGAGGGTGTAGAGATTGATTTGTGGCGGCGTCCCTCCTCCGGTTGGTTTGTCCGCGAGATCGTTGTAGCTTCCGGTGGTGGCCACCGCTGCGAGATTGAGCGCGGCCTTTGCGGCGGTCGCGTCGGCTGCGCTCAAAAGTTGCTTGCCGACTGTGGTTGCGTCAGCGAGGAGGTTATTGGAGACCTGTTGCATGGCTATTTACGGAGCATCAAAAGTAAAAACGCGGCTCCGCCATTGCCTCCTGATCCTGCTCGCATCCCTACTCCATCTGGGTCTGCTTGCTGGGTTGAAACCAAACATCCGCCACCGCCACCGCCACCGCATCCAGGGTTCCCATGTCCGCCGTCACCGCCTCGCGTGAAACTGTTGTTTGGGTAGTTGGCGTAAACACCTGCACCTCCTGCTCCACCGAATCCGTAAAAGTTGAAACCTTCTGCGGTTGCTGAAATCTTTGGCGTTGTTGCGGCGTCAACGCTTAAACTTGTCCCATTGAAGGTGATTGCGTTCCCGCTTGCGTCGAATGCAAAACCATTTGGGTCTCCGAGTGCTCCTCCAGCCAATGCACCTGTCGGGTCAAATTCGTTTGCTGATCCACCGCCACCGCCACCGGGTGAAACGAGGGCGAAATCACGGTTTTGCCAGTTGGTCACTTGCGCGGCGTACCCTGCTGTCATGTGTGCGCCACCGGAACCAATGGTCAAGTCAACATGGCGGCTAGCGTCTCCGCGAACCACTTTGATCAGTCTGTGAGTTGGCATCGTGTACCCTGCTGCGGTCGGCGAAATCCAAACCTCGGCGTTTCCTCCCATCCCTCCCGTGACTTGCGGTTGGTAGTTTGCAGAGTTGAGTGCTGGGCCGACACCTCCTGTCCCTCCCGCACCTAATGTCATATTGATTGTTGCTCCGCCAACGTAGACATTTTGCAGCAACCGGATAACGCCATTTTGTCCTCCGTTGCCACCTGCTGCGCCGTTGTAATTTTGGCTATCGTACATCGACCGGATTTCACCGGAGTTTCCCCCGTCGCCTCCTGTTCCGACGACCATGTCGGCGAACCTGTAGCCACTTGGCACTTGGTAAGATTGTTCGGCGACTGGGCCTTCAAACATTACTGCGAGCACAGGGAAGGTTTCTGAAGTGCCGGAGCCGGAGACCGTCATGGGCGTCCATTGCGATCCATTCCAGCCTAGAACCTGTCCGTTGGTTGGGGCTGCGCTTGCCAATGGGCGGTTGTAGAGGCCGGAGACGAGTGGCGATGGGTAGGTTCCGTTTAGGTCGCCGGAAGCGTTGCCGTTAGGGGGGCGCGAGTTGCTTAGGCGAGAGTCGTTTCCCTCGCACGCCGTCCCTGCCGTGTTGCCGAACGAAACCGAAAGCGTGCGGTCTGACGCGAGAGTGCCACCTCCAGAGAGACCTGTGCCTGCGCTGATCGTGCGAGAGGTTTGGACGGCTCCGACGATGCGCGAGTCGTCTCCAGCGGCCACGGTGCCGGATGTGGTTCCGGTGTTTTTTGTCGCCGAATCCCCCAACGCTAGGTTGGAGCGCATTTCGGTTTGATTGGCCGAACCCATGAAGGTGTCGACTGCTTGGGTGACTGGTAAATCTGCCATTTGTTTAAGTGGTTAAGCTGCGCGGGTGTATTTGTCGGTCGATCCTGGTCGGTGATAGGTTCCGCCTTCGGGCCGCGTGAAAGTGTAGGTGGTTGTCCCTCCTCCTCCACCGGTTCCCGTCGTGGGCAACACTAGCATGGCGTCCCATTTGGTCGAGTCGGTAGGTAGCTCGGAGCCGGAAACGGTTTTGCGAACGTAGCATCCGATGGTTTGCGCGGCGGTGTCCTCGTAGCGAACCACTTGTCCGGCGGTGTATGTGGTTCCGGAGTTGTACACGCCGACGAAAACAAACGAAGTCCCGGCGGGGCCTTGTTCGCCGGTCGCTCCCTGTGGGCCTTGCGCTCCGGTTGCTCCTGTTGCTCCGGCTGGGCCTTGCGCTCCGGTGGCTCCCTGTGGGCCGGTGGCTCCGGTCTCTCCCTGCGGGCCAGCAACGCCACCGGAGGCGACGAGCACGTTGATGCGCTCCCCCGCGAATGGGGCTTGCAAAAAAGTGATCACGCCGTTGGAAACCGTGAAGTCGATCGCGGCGGATTGCATTACTCCACCAACTGAGATGATGAAATGAGAGGCGGTCGAACTTGTCGCGGTGGTCGTGAAGACGGTTTGCGAACCGTTGCCGGTGAATCCGAACTGGTCGACCGCGAACGAACCGCCACCACTCCCCCCTCCTCCCGTGGGCTTGTCCGCGAGATCGTTGTAGCTTCCGGTGGTGGCCACCGTCGCGAGGTTCAACGCGGTTTTGGCGGCGGCTGCGTCGGCTGCTGAGATAAGGCTTTTGCCGAGGGCGGTGGCTTGCGCTAGTAGGTTGTTGGAGATTTTTTGGAGACTCATAACGGTCAGAAATACCATGTGAGGATGACGAGTCCGTCCCCACCGGCGGCTCCGCTCCCTCCGTTTGTCGAACCGGCTCCGCCTCCTCCTCCTCCACCACCAGGGAATCCACCTTTTCCGCCCGCTCCACCAACTCCGGCGGTGTTTGCTCCACCTCCTCCTCCTCCACTTCCGGCTTGTCCGTCGAAAGTGAGGTCGGTGGCTGCTGTCCCTGCTGCTCCGCCGATCGCCCCTCCGGCTGCTGGGCCAATCAACGTCGAGTAATTTTGCGCCCCCTGTCCGCCAGCGAATGCGGTTCCGTCTTGCAAATGTCCCCCTCCTCCTCCACCGGATGCTCCTCTCGCTCCCTGTCCTCCGATTTGTCCGACCGCACCTGTTCCGAATCCTCCTCCCGTTCCAAGAAAAGTGGCGTATTGGCCGATCGTTCCCGCGTTCCCTCCACTTCCTCCGGTTTGTCCTGCTCCACCGGCTCCGCCACCGCTTGCCATGATGTAGTTCGGGCCGACGGTGATTGATGCTCCCGCGTTAACGCCGGATGTCCCTCCGGCGGTTCCGGCGGTTTGGTTGGGACTGCCAGTTGCTCCGGTTCCCCCTGCTCCTCCAGTCCCCACCACTACTTGAATCGTTGAGGGGAGTTGGCTTGCGGTGAATGTTGCGAACGAAACGCCCGCGCCTCCGCCTCCTCCACCGCCACCTCCTGTTGGCGCGAGTCGTGCGGCTCCGCCTCCTCCACCGCCACCTCCGACGCACCAAACGTCCAAACGGACGGCTCCGGCTGGGACTGTGACGTTCTGCGTTGTGAGGTAACGGTCAACCTGTATACCACCCCCGCTCCCTCCTCCGCCCGCGGTCGCCCATGACGCTGTCGAGCCATCCGTCGTGAGGTATTTTCCGGCGTTGGTGGTCTGCGACGGGAGAAGGGCGTTGAGTGCGGCGTCTGCGGTTGTTTGGCCTGTTCCGCCTTTTGAGATGGGTAGAGTTGTGATTGTTGGCTCCGCGCCGATTGCGGCGGCGGTCAGTCCGGTGATTTGCGAAGTCGAAATTGCGATTGGGACGTTGGACGCCAACGTGACGAGTCCTTTGGCGTTGACCGTGAGCCGACTCACTTGAGATGCGCTCCCGAAAGTGCCAGGCGTTGAGTTAACCGTCGGCAGGGTTGCGGCTGTGGTTGTCCCCGTGATGTCGCCGGAGAGGTTGATGGGAGCGGATGCGAGGCTTGTGACTTGAGCGGTCGAGATGGCGATTGGGACGCTGGATGCCAACGTGACGAGTCCTTTGGCGTTGACGGTCAGTCGGCCAACCTGTGAGGCGGTTCCGAAAGCTCCGGTTGTCGCGTTAACGGTTGCGAGGGTGGCGGGCTGCGAACCGCTCCCGCTCGCGGTAACGTCGCCGGTGAGCGCGGTGATGCCAACAATGGAATCGCCGGGGTCTCCCTTCGGGCCTTGTATACCTTGGTCTCCGCGAATGGCCAGCAAATCCCAGAAGCTGGAGTTGTCGGATGGCGTGTCGCCGACGTTTCCGCCGTTTGGATCTGTGCGGTAGTAAAGGGAGCCATCGTAGGTGGCGACGTCTCCGAGTGCGTATGACGACCCAATGTCGTAGGCTCCGCGATAGTTCCAGAGGGCATCGGCTCCGGCGGCTCCGTTGGTTCCGTTTGTACCTGGTGCTCCGGTTGGGCCTTGTGGGCCTTGTGGGCCTTGTGGGCCAGCGATTCCGCCGGAGGCGACGAGCACGTTGATGGTTTCCCCGTCTGCTGGGGCGGCGGCGAATGTCACCTGTCCTGCTGCGACCGTGTAGTTTGTTCCGGCGGTTTGGAAAACGCCTCCGACGGCGACGACGAAATGAGAGTCGGTTGAGTCCGTCGAGGTCGTCGAAAAAACCGTCTGCGATCCGTTGCCGGTGAACGTGAACTGTTCAAGGGCGAAACTTGGGGCGGAGTTTGTTCCCGCGATGGTCACCCAGTCTGTTCCGGCTGCGTTCGGGAAACTCAGCGTGAGGTCTGCGGTGTTGATGAGGAGGACGCCGGAGGGAATGCCGGTGAGCGGGGGCAGACCGGTGGTGGTTTTCCGGAGCTGTCGGATGAAGTTGGACATCCTGGGCTAGGTTTAGATTTCGCCACAGTCAATCGAGATGCCGGCGGAAGCTGCAACGGTTTTCGAGGCTGCGGTGAGTCTGCCGTATGTGTCGACGCTAAACAGGATAGCGTCCGACGTTGCGGTCACACCGGTTGTCGCGAGGTCGACTCCTCCGGAGGAAACGGCGATGCGTTGAGCGGAGGCGGTTTTGACGCTGAAGGTGGTTCCGAGTTTTTGAAGGCCATCCCCTGCGTCTGCGATCCCCGCGCTGGAAAACTGCGTGAACGTGAGCGCGGTCGTGCCAATCGTGATTGCGCCGGAGGTTGAGAGAACCCATCCGGTTGAACCGTTGGCTGTGCCCTGCTCGATGAAGACGAACGAACCGGAAGAAAGTTCGGCTCCGGTGTCCGCGTCGGTGCGGCGGGTGAGGATGAAGGGCGCGTCGACGGCTCCGGCTGCGGTCACGCGGTAGAGGCCATTTTGGAGTGCAGCGGCTTGGTTTTTAACCAGAACAGATTCCCCGATGGCAGGAGAGTGGCCGTCGATGCTGAGTGCGCCGAAAGCGTCACCTGTGAGCGTCGCGCCAACGCCGGACGAACCGTTGTTGTAGGTTGAGGCGGGGAGAGGCTCGGTCGTTGCGACGTGAGCGGAGGCCTTGACGTCCAAACCTTGGGCGACGTCGTCGACGTATTTTTTGGTCGTTAAGTGAGCGTCGAGCGTTGGCGTTCCCGTCGACGAGATGAGTCCGGAGCCGAGGTCGAGGTTTTTGGATGCGTCGACGATGAGAACCTTATTTGCGGCTGCGGTTCCGTCGGAAACTCCGGCGAGTTTGTTGATCTCAGCGGTGGTGACCAACGCCCCATCCAACTTGTTAAGCTCGGCGGCGTCTGCTGTGACTGCAACGCCAGCGATTTGGAAAGCTCCTGTAATGTCGAGCGTCCCCGAAAACGTCTTTGTCCCCTTGACCGTTTGGGGGCGGTTGGCGGTCGTGACCATCCCGTCCGCGGTCGCGGTTCCTTCCCCGCCGACGACGATGACGTCTCCGGTCGATTTTTTGATTAGAAGCTGGTTATCGAACTCTTGGAACAGAGGTTCGGCGGTCACTAGGGTCACTCCGTCGACTCCTGTCGAGGTGATGCGGCGTTTAAGTTGGATCGTGTTTGGCATGGCTGCGATTGGTTAGACTTGGCCGCCATCTACTTTGGCGGCGAGAACTGGGAAATCTGCGTAAACTGTCGCCCCTCCGATGACGCCGACGACGTTTCCGTCGACCGGAGTTCCGCCGATGACGCCACCGGCTCCGATGTTGGCACGGGCTTGGGTCTGCTGTGGGCCGGTGAGCGATTGCGGCGTGAATAGGACGGCGGCGGCTGCGATGTTTGTGGAGTCGAAAAACGGGAGGCTGACCGGCTGCGAGGCGCGGCGGTTGGTGTTTTCGACCCGCCACCGGAGAGCGCGGGTTGTGGTGAGGTTGCCATTGTAAGTCCACGCGATTTCCGCTTGCAGGGTAACGGATGGCTGATCTTTGACGGTTTCGTCGCCTCCCGCGTCGAGCACGGTCACCCCGTAGCTAGAGGAGCGCGGGTGCGGCGGAATCCGTTGTCCTGGCGTCGATGCTGTCGCGGTTACAATGTCGGCTGCGGATGAGGCGGTGAAAGCGGCGTCGGCTTCAAGGGCTGCGGCGATTTTGGCGGCGATGTCGGAAGCGTTTTCGGTTCCGAGAACGGAAACTTTGAGAAGGCGTCCGGATTCCGGAGCTAGGGGTGGCTCGGTTGGAACGAGTCCGTCGACGCCAAACCAAACGCGAACGGCTCCGGCATCGTCGGCGAGGTCGAAATAGGAGCGGGTTGCGGTTGTAGCGGTTGTTTGGATGGCTACACGCTCGGCGACGTCGAACGGGTCGATGCCTAGCAACCGGTCGATTCCTCCGGATGCGGTGTTGAGGGTGGCGCGATAATCGATGGATGAGCCGGAGGCCGTCCGCGTCCAACTTGCGAAACTGAGGAGAGCGTTGGCGTCGAAATCTCCCTTTGGTTTTACCGTCAACCGGAGGCCATTGGTTGATCCCATGTCGACCGTTGATGCGCTCGAAATCGTGTTGCGAAACTCGATTTGTGTGGGGATAACGTCCCCGTTGCGGTGGAGCACCTCTTGGTCGTCGCTTCGGCGGAGGCCGGAGACGTAGACGAGGCCGGAATCTAGGGCGACGGAGAGGAGCATCCTGCGTCGGATTGTAGGGGTTCAACGCGGCTTGTCATCAGATGATTGCTGGAATGTGGTTGATGACGTGTTGCTGGACGTTGAGCGACCCGCCAACGAGGTTAACGGTTGCGATCAGGGCTTTGTATTTGATACCTGTCCCCCCGTCGACGTTGGTGATTTCGAACGGTTCGGAAACGGGTTCGTCGTCGACGGTCACCGCTGTGACTCCTCCGGCGGTTTTGTCGTCAATTTCGAGAGTCCAAGAAACGACGATGCGCGAGTTGACTGAGATTCCGATTTGCTTGGTAGCTTCGGGGAATGCTTCAACGCCTCCGACCGTCCCCCAGTAAATGTCGACCAGCTGGGAATCCCCTCCTAGAGGTTTGACTTGGAACGGGTGCGACTGAATCGCTGGGGAACCTGGCACGGTGTTCCCTTGTTTGAACCGGAGGATTTGGCCGCGTGGGGTGTGGTCGACGAGAACTTGAGGCGTTGATTGAACGCGAAGGCGCGGGAGATAGTCGATGATTTCGTTAACCACTCTTGCGAGGGTTCCTCCGCTTTTGAGTCGTGGGATTATCATTCTTCTGGTTCTGGGCAAGGATCGGGTTGAGGGCGATTGATTTCGAAAACTCTGGCGAATCCGGCGGTTGTGGACGCCTTTTTATAACCTGATGACAAAGGGAAAAAGAAAAGCGTTTGCGGGGGCTTGTAAACGTCGAGAGGGTGTCCCTCTTGCGCCCATGTATCGTCATTTTCTTCGCTCACTGTGATGATCTCGTAGTCCTGTTCGTTGCACGTTTGGCTGCTTTTGCCGTATTCGAGATAATGTCTCCAAAGGTACGGCTGAGAGTCTCGTTGCTTGATGTAGTACCCTCCCTGATACCAAGGGTAGTAAGGCTGATTTGATGCGGTGTTGGGTTCGCTGGAGTCGTAGTCGCAATTCTCTTGGAAAACGTGGGCGCGAACCACTAATTCGGTTGTTTGCCCGAGGGAGTTGGAGTCCATAACACCAAAGGATGGTCTGTCTTCAAAATCCTCCATCGCGACGGCGTCACCTGGATGAAACGACCCTTCTGCGTCAATCTGCGCGAATGCGTCAAAAAAGAAGCTGGAGATGTTATACTTTTGGCCGCGTCTAATGCACCGGAAAACAGGAAGTCGGATTGTGGTTTCAAGAGTCCCTCCGGCGTCGATGACCTCTTGAACGCCGATTCTTTGCTCCTGTTCGTTCCACTGGGTGACTAGCTCCGTCGGCACAAGCCACCTTTCGGGGAAACCCGTGTAGTAGGTGTATGGGCCTTCCATTGCGATTTGCGAATAGGCTCCATTTGTTCCGGCGTTGCGGAGGAAAACGTAGCTATTTGGTGCCTCAAAATACGGCGCGTAAAATGCGCCGTAAGTGCGGACTGGGGTGGAGTTGTCGACGGGGTTGCAGTTTGAGTCGAGGGCGCCGGTAACCGCGTTGGCGAATGTGTATTCGGTCGCGTAAACCTTGACCTTAAAAACGGCGACGACGTCGTGTCTGGGGCCGGTGAGTTTGTGGCCCATCATCGTTTCATCCGCGTCGATAAAAGGGGCTGTGAAGCCAAAAGGGGTCAACCAGTAGGGGACTTTGATGTAGGTCTCCTGCGGGTCGGTTGCGTTTTCCTTTTCTGGGAGATAGAGCGGATTCCAGAGTTTGTCCCTTTGCTGCTCGGTTTCAACAAGCTCCCAAAGCGAGAACGTCGTCCCGTCGAACATTTGCCACGGGTTTGAATCCATGTTTGCGGCGATGCGGGTTATGGTGAAAACGATGGTCGGCCCCCAGAAACCGGAAACGACATTGGCAACGGTGACGCCGCTATTGAAGGTTAGGTTGTCCTCCGGCAAACCGGTGATGGTGGTGAGTTCGTCGAGGTTGATTCCGTTGAACAGTTTGACCATGCGCCAAATCCGCGGCCGGTTGTCATAGTCGGAGTCTTCGGTCTCTTGGAAAAGGCCGTACGGGGCTTGGATGAGAAACTTCCCGATCAAAATCGGTTCGCCGAACGCATCCTGCCCCTCCTCGGTGTCAACGAAATGACGAGCGAGGAAGCATTTTTTGATCCTGGTTTCGGACGGCTGAACCCGCGTCCCCGTCGGGCCTTCGTTAGCTTTAACGTCGGGGCTTGATTGAATGCGCAACCGAACTAATTCGTCGCGGATCTGGTTGATGGTGCGAGAAAACGGGTCGGTCGAAATGCTGCCTCGTGGCGTTTTCATGCGTAAAAATAGGGCATCCATCCGCCGGTTCGCGAGGCGGTGGAGGAGGCGAGGCGGTAGATTTTGGTGTGTTTGGCTTGCGACCCAAATGGCTCGGAGGTTGCGCCAACCAACAGCCATCCCGTCGAACTTCCCCAAATGCCGGTTCCTTCCGGAAACTCGATTCGTCCGAGTTTGTCGTCGAAACCGACATTGCTGAATGCGTCGATCCATTGAATCCGGAGGAGTGTGCCGGAACCGCTGATGAACTGCTCGTATCCGGCGAACGCTCCGCGAAGCTCAACGAACCTCATGGTTTCGTCGGAGTCGTCCGCCTTCACCCAAACGGCGTTTTCGAAATTTGGTTCGTCGGGCGTCCCTGCGATTTCGTCGAATCGGGGGTGCGCGGTGATTGGTTCGCGTCCGGATTGTGACTCAAGGGAGATTCGTTTTTCGCTAGGGTTGGCGTAACTGACGACGCGGGTTTGAGTGATTGTTGAAATGCCTGTTTCAACGTCGAACGTACCCGAACGAGATAGGACGTCGGGGTCATTTTGCATGGATTGGAGCGGGTCTTTGTTGGAGGCAAGGGTCGCGATGATGTTGTCTTTGCCGTAATAAGTGGCGGTCTCGATAAAGTTCCCCCACTCGTCGTATCCGGTTTCAACTTGGCCAAGGACA